GCGTTGTTTTGCGCGACGGCGTAGAGTTCACCGAAAAACATCATTACATCGATCCGATTTATCGTATGCCACTCTTCCGCAGTTTGGGTTATCCTGATGGGTTATGCCCGGTATGTGAAGAGGTTGATGATAAGATCGTGTTGGCGTGGCTGAAAGAGGTACCGTGATGAGTAAAGCCCGAAGAATACGCCAATATGCACAGCGCAAAGAAAAGCATCAACTGAGACATGCGCTGATTACGCAAGCAAAGGCAAATCAAGGAGAGGCGCCAATCGGCGATTTCACGGACTTAAATATGAGTTTTGGCGATTATGCCATTGAAAGCACTAAGAGAGAAATTAAGGACGGAACAATCGGCACAGGCAGAACGGAACTTATCGAAAAAGTCATTGATATGAAAGACAAGCTTAACCCGAAATTAAAGAATCAATCGCATGACAAGGTAAGGATAACTATGCTGTCGAGCGGATTTGAAACAAGTAGATAATTTATGTGAGGTGATATCATGGAGCCAATTTGCAATAAATGCCCAAACTTTGCTTTATGTAGAGGCGAGGAAATGACGTGCAAAGCATATGATCAACTCATAAAAATACAGCGCGAATATAGCATAGAAAAACGCGCCGAGATCATGCGAGAACTATCGGTTAAGCTTGGGATTAGGGACGCCGAGCCAAACGAAGACATGCAGACACTGGCCGAGGCGGTTATACAGAGGTTCGAAGAACTATGGTTTATTAACGTGTTGGGGATAAGAATAGGATATGTACTCAGCTACGAAAATAAACAGGGTCAGAAAATCACATATGCAGACTGCCGGAAGTTGATGGAAGTATATAAAGCATATCTTCCTTTTGACTTTATAATCACGTTCTACTACTTCAATACTGAGAGGTTGAGCGAAAATCAGAAGAAAATACTTATGCTACACGAATTGAAGCATATACAGGTCAACGAAAGAGGACTGTCTGTAAAGCCACATGATATAGAGGACTTTAAAGATATCCTTGATAAATACGGAAACGAGTGGAACGAAATGTGCCATGAGGTGCCGGACATCTTAGGAGGTGAAGAACATGAGTAAAATGGGAAGGCCGAGAAGCTATACACCGAACGAGCTCGAAGAGAAGATTGTTGAGTACTTTCAGTACGTTGAGGACGAAAACAAACAGCGAAATCTTAGGCGATTTGAGGGAGTAAAAGCGAAGCCTTATACAATATCAGGTATATGTGTGTTTCTAGATATCCACATGGACACATGGTGCGAATACGCAAAGCTTCCTGAGTATGAGGACTCAATCAAGAGGGCAAAGATGCGAGTAATGAACTATGTAGAGGAAGGGTCGCTTACGGGGGCGCTAAATACTATTGGTGCTATATTCAATCTGAAGAATAACTTTGGGTGGGCAGATAAGATAGAGATCAACAACCAGACAGATAAGGAAAAGCTTACGGCAGAGGATATAAACGCAGCGCTAGAGTTGGCTAAGAAGCAACACAAGGCGCATAAAGACAACGTAAGCGATGATGATGTGCTGAACTGAATGGGTAAAAAATGCGACTTTACCGATTCGATTAAAAAGACGTTGTATTTACAACATACTTAGTTACAATTCGGTTACAACTATTAGTGCATACAATCTGCATACTTGACCTGATACCATGTGGATACGACTGCATACTATACCATATATTGTGTGGATACTGATGCATAAAGCATGTGAGTCAGGTGAGACAGCAAAGCATTGCAAACACTAGACTTTTATTTCTTACAATTGTACAAAACTATTATTTTGTTCAATGTCTAGTGCATATAAAATGAATAAGAATCTGTAACCTTTGTAACCATTAGAGGGGCGTGGGGGTGGGGGACTGCTTTCCGCCTATCGGTTCGGCTCAACCCCGCGATAACCCCCACAAATATTTCTACCAAAACAAAAGGAGGTATTATGAATCTAGTCGAAGTAAACGGCGTAATCGAAACTAACCTGTCATATGATGTGTGGCTAGAAGACTTTATGGGTTGGATCGAGTCTCGGGGAGAATACTTTGGAGGCGGTACACATCAAATAAATGAGAGCGAGAACGCCAAAGAAACTGTGTAATATGCACAACCGAGACAAAAAATCCTCGGGGTTTCGTCTTTTTGAATCAGACAATATGCACAAAAAAAGGAGCCTTATCGCATGAAATGCCCATATAATACGAGCAGCGTCACCATCAATACGCAAACAACGCATGAATATGACGATGACGGAAAAGAAACTTTCGGCAGTCAAATTTCGGTCGAAAAGACAAGCGCCCTTATGGATTGCACGGAATCCGGTTGCGCGGCATGGCAGGGAAACCGCTGCTGTCGGACGGCGTGATAAAAGATAAGCTATGCGGTGGCGGAACAGGTAGACGCTGACAAGGCAACGCGAGTGTTGGAAACCGTACTACCGGCCTATGGACGCATAGGCAACACAGCCAGATCGTAGTTGAGCCATGTGAGGTGCAAATCCTCACCCGCATAACAAAAGAGCACACCTGCTAACGCCTTGCGGATTCTGCGTTTATTACTAAATTTAGCGGCGTTTATCAATGATTTGAGCACACTAAATAGTGCGGTGGCGAAATAAGACGCTTATAGGAGAGATAAGGTTGTCGCGTCAAAGCGGTTTACTTGGCCGCAGCGCTCCCACGAGTACAACCATGTAGACTGAAATTGTCTACCCGCATAACTATACTTTTAAAAATGAAGATAAGGAGATATAACAATGATTCTTAAACCACTATCACTCGCCGACTGTGAGCAGGCCCGTTTATGGCGAAACGAAAACCTTTCGATGCTCCGCACATCTTTTCCCCTGACCGAACAGCAGCAGAAAGAATGGTACTTTAAAACGGTGAACGACCGAAATTCTAACGCGCGGTTTTGGGCGATAACCGATTTATACCACCCGGATTTGGAAACGCTTATAGGCATGGTCGGCATCGAAAATATCTCATGGGAAAACCGCAACGGAGAAGTCAGCCTTATATTTGACGGAATGTGCGCTACTCAATTTCACAATATTCTTATAACCCTGTTGGAAAAAGCATTCTACGAATTAAATCTCGAAAATATTTACACGGAAGTGTATACGTGCAGCGGGAATATAGGCTTTTGGGAAATTGAATATGAGGATATTACAAAGCATTACGACTACCCGATTCTTCCTAACCGGAAATTCTGGAACGGTAAATACTACGACAGCATATATTTAAACTTTAACAGAACGGAAATTGAACATGAAAATACTCTTACTATGCCCTAAGATCATACCTGATTTGGTTTGCTTCCTCACCTCTTTCGGTGACGAAGTGATTCAGACCGACGAACCTATAGAAGATTCGGACGCCGACTTCATAATTTCATACGGTTACCGCCACATGCTGAAAAAGCCCATCCTCGATAAATTCAAGGACAGGGCTATTAATTTGCACATTTCCTATCTTCCGTGGAACCGTGGGGCCGACCCAAATTATTGGTCGTTCGTCGAAGGAACCCCAAAGGGCGTGACGATCCATTTTATTGATGAAGGAATCGACACTGGAGATATCATCGGACAGCGGTATATGAAATACGACTACCCCACCGACACGCTTGAGACATTCTACGACAAGCTCACAGATTGTCTGGAAGACCTTTTTAAGAAGTCGTGGAAGTACATTCGAGAAGGCAAGGCTCACCGTTATCCGCAGACCTCATATCATAGGTCGGACGAAATGCCAGACATCTCGTGGGATACCCCGGTAAGGGATTTGATAAAATAAGGAGAAATAAAAATGAAAGCACCACAAATAATCATATTATCGTTTTATGGAATCAACCTTTTATGCACCGCATATTTGCACGGTAAACCAATTGCTTCGAAGCATAACATTTGGGTCTCGTTAATTACGGCAGCAACTTTCATAACCGTTCTATGGTGGGGCGGATTTTTCGGTTAAGGAGAAATAACAATGTTTTGGTTTTACGCATATGTAATTATCGGATTTATAATAGCCCTGATATATCTTGACAAAAAAGTCGGAGAATCTTTGGGCGGAGTACTCGTTGCGTTTTTGTTCTGGCCGGTGATACTTATAGCGGCAGTTGTTGCACTGATATACAAAAAGAAAGGAAGATAAAAAATGAATTTATGGTTTGTTTTAGTGGGATTAATTATTCTATCGGTTGCCGGAGGGGTCATTTGCTGTAAAACTTATTTTGAATTTACCGGAGGATTAACATCTGTCGTTGGTGGACTTGCCGCGCTTATCGTGTTGCTCGCGTGCATTGTCCAGTCTGTTTCAGTTCCGAAGGAAATGGCGCAATTCAGCAGGCAAAAACAGTACATAGAATCTCACGTCGTTGCCGATGCGGTTGAAAACGCCGCACTTACATCAAAAAAGATTGAGCTTAACGAGTGGCTTTATAGTGCTCAGTACAAGAACGAAAATTGGGGAGGCTGGAGTTTTTACCCCGACAGTGTCCAAGACCTCACACCGATTCAATAATTAATGAAATATCAAAACGTCATAATAGGCAAGCTCTTAGTTGAGCCGCATCTTCTGTTCGCCTATGACTTGGAAGATTGGGAGAAAAACGAATACCATAAAACGCTTTTCACCAACGAAAGATACTTGCCAAAAATAATGGTTGAATGCGGAATCGCTCCATCAACATCGGAGGTCAAAAGAAACAGGCCGGACTTGGAAACGGTTTTAGACGACATAGGATTCTTGAAAATTAAATACGGTCAACAGTTTTTGTTTATCGCAATAGGGGAGAAATAAAAATGTCAGATGAAATAAAACGCATAGATATAAAAGAGTTCAGAGAAGTGGGATTTTTACAGGAAGTAAATAGACAATTTTTTCATCCGCTTGGGCTGGCGCTAGAAGTAAAGATTCACGAAGACGGAACAGAAACGATCGGCGGGGTATGGGATTACAGGGACGACCCTGAAGGTGTGATATTTGGGCAAAGCCCCGACCCTAAAAAGACGGCAAGCGTAAGGAAACTGTTTGACGACAAATCAGGCATACGGCTACAAAATTTTGGATATATAATTCAACCTGTTGAGGAGAAATAAAAATGAGCATGATCATCTTAGATTTCGGCAGCGCAAACACCTGTCAGAACGACACGAAATATATCAAGCGAATGTATGACGAACTCAAAGCAGTAGACACCAGAAAACATGAAGTCATCGTCAAATGGCAGCTTTTTGAAAAGGCCGGAGAAAACAAGCCTCTCCTGCCTGAATGCTTTGAATACGCCTACGAATACGGAACAAAATTAGGCTATAAGGTCACGTCCAGTGTGTTTGATAAAAACTCCCTGGATTTTCTTTTGCGGTTTGATCCATGCTTTGTGAAGATTGCCAACAATAGAAATTTGGATTGGCTGATCGGATGTGTGCCGCGAAAAGTTCCAGTGGTTGTCAGCGCTAAAAATTTAGCCGAAAGATGCTCACTTAATCTGTTAGGGGCAGATACCATACTGGCATGTGTATCTAAATACCCAGCAACCAAGACGGATTATGAAGATACCTTTTGTGCTACATTTAATTGGCCATCAGACTATAAAACATTGCGCGGTTTTATTAAGGCAAAATTTTGCAAACACGGCATTTCGGATCACACCACAAATTGGGACTTGTTTAACAAATATAAACCGGAGATTTTAGAGGTACATTATAAACTCTCGGACTCAACCGGCCTTGACGCCGGACCATTTGCCCGGACACCGGAGCAGCTTGCGGAGGTCTTATGATGTATTGGCCTGTGGCTTTTGGAATAGCCTTTATTGCTATTTATATATACATTCACATTTCAACAATTTTGAGCGCTTGGGATTCAAGTATTCCGTTTTTTGTATTTGTTATTTTTCTGTGGGCGTTAATGGATTTCGGATTAGTTGGATATTTTATGAGCAGGGTGAGTCAATGAACTGGACGAATAAAACAATTCTGATCACAGGCGGAACGGGGTCGTTCGGCACAGCCTTTGCAAAACATCTTCGAGAAAACCCGCCGAAAAAACTGATCGTCTTTTCCCGAGACTGGCTGAAACAAAAAAACCTGAAAGACGAACTCAATGAACCTTGGGTTCGTTATTTTATTGGTGACATTCGGGATAGAGACAGGCTTTTACGAGCCTTTAGGGGCGTTGACATCGTAATTCACGCTGCGGCTATCAAAGACCTAGAGTCCTGTGAATATAACCCCTCTGAAGCCTTGCAAACGAATGTACAGGGTACGCAGAACGTTATTGATGCCTGCATCGAACGGAAAGTATCAAAGTGTCTGTTTATTTCTACCGATAAGGCGGTCTTTCCGGCGAACACATACGGAGCATCAAAGGCGATGGCAGAAAAGCTTTGGATCAACGCAAACAAAACCGCAGCAGATGACTCTATTAAATTTTCGGTCTGCCGTTATGGGAATGTATGGGGGAGCGCAGGAAGCATCGGACCGTGTTGGTTAAAGCTTATCGAACAGGGAGCAACGGAGCTTCCGGTAACCGACGAGCGAATGACGCGCTTTCACTTCCTGATGAAAGACGTTGTAAAATTCGTTGATGACAGCCTTGAAAAAATGCAAGGTGGCGAAATATTTATTCCTCAACTGCCGAGTATCCGCATCGTTGATTTGGCTGCAGCTTTTGAAATGCCTTATAAAGTAGTCGGAATCCGAGAGGGTGAAAAAATTCATGAGACGATGGGGCAATACAACGAATTTGGATTGATTGACAGCGGAAACAATCCTTGGTTTTTGAGCGTGGACGAAATAAAAGAAACGATTAAGGAGAAAAGTGATGCTAATCAATAGGGTCTGGCAAATGCCGGATAAAAATACATTCAACATAAAACCCATAAGGCAGATCATACACAAATATACTAGCGACTGTGAAGTCATTATAGACCCTTTCGCCAACACAAGCTCGATTGCGACCATTACAAACGACTTGTGCCAGGATTATGAAACAAATTATCATATGGACGCTCTTGACTTTTTAAAAACGTTTGGAGATAAATCTGTCGATGCCGTTCTTTATGACCCGCCTTATTCACTACGTCAAATATCTGAATGCTATAAAAGCGTCGGAATTCGGACTACATCAGAAATGATGCAAAGCAGTTGGAGAAGCAAACAATTAGATGAAATCGCAAGGATAGTAAAACCGCGCGGAAAAGTACCGTGTTTTGGCTGGAACAGTTCTGGAGTTGGAAAAGCAAGGGATTTTGAACTGGTCGAAATATTATTGGTAGCTCATGGCGGGAGCCATAACGACACAATCGTTACCGTTGATACAAAAATTCGATAAAGCCATAGGAGATACATAATGAATCTTGACCCGAACATATATAAAAATAATTACGCCGCGCTGCTGCAGCGATATCCCGATCTTGCCTTGGTTCTCAGCACGGTACAAATCCATTATAATTTAGTGCAGTCTGATGGCTGCCTGCCTAACGTTGTAAACGATGGGCAGTTTTTATATCAAGGGAATCTTCCAGAATGGTGCGAAGAACACTTCAAAGGCTTCGAGATGGACAACGTAAAAATCCCCGTGTTTATGGGTCTTGGTCTTGGTTATGAAATCATCTATTGGATGGGGCATTATTCGCCGAAATTCAAATCTCAGGCCATTTTGATTTTTGAGCATGATTTGGAAACGTTTCAGTGCGCCATGAATACCACGGACTTGACCTCAATTATCCCGAATCCTCATATTTATCTTTTTGTCGGCATCCGTCCAGAGAATCTATATAACACTTTGAGGCAATTTTATACGACACATCTTCAAGAACTTTTGATGTGTGGGGTTACTCAACCTGTTTTTCTTCCGTTGAGAGATCGCCAATATTACATGTCCGCAATTCAGATCCTTTACGAAGCGATGTATCATTCAATTCAGAACTTCGGGAACTGCCCGGAGGATTCTTTAATAGGTCTGGAAAATATGCTCGACAATATCAAAGAGATTGCGGAGAATCCGGGGGTCAATTCTTTATACGGAAAGTTCAAAGACAAACCGGCTATCATCGTGGCAACCGGGCCGAGCCTAAAAAAGAACGTGCATCTTCTGAAAGGATTAGAAGATAAGGCTCTTATTATTTCGTGCGACGCTTCGTTTAAGTATCTCATGAGCCAAGGCATAAAACCTCATCTTATAACCTCTCTCGAACGGGAACACGACGTCCAACAGTTTTTTGACAACATGGAGGACGTGGAAGATTGTTACATGGCGGCGTGTCCGGTTTTATTTAATCACGTGTACGAATCTTACAACGGCCCAAAAATTATAGTCTACAGAAATTTTGATCACTTTAAATGGCTTGGGATCGACAAAGGAATTTTAGATATAAAACTCTCTTCTTCAAACATGGCGTTTAAAATCGCCGAGGCATTAGGCTGCAATCCCATTATATTAGTTGGCCAGGACTTAGCCTATGGTCCGGACGGTGAAACCCACGCCACGGAGGTTCCGTTTTCCTCAGAGGGTGAGGGCATATTTGAAGTAAGAGGAAACTACGAGACAGTCAAAACAAATACCGGCTGGTATGGATTTTTAAAAGCGTACGAATTTGATATTGCTTCTTATAAAGGCATCATGTCCAACTCATCAAATATCTACGGAATCCCAGCGCCCGTTTTATTTGCAATGCGAGATAATCTTTCAACTGTAGATTATCCAGGGAAAGAAATCATTTTAGAGCGAATCGAAGCCTATTTGTATCAGGCCAACTCTAACAATAACCGAGTGATCAACTGTACTGAAGGCGGGGCGTATATTCAGGGAACGGAAATCCAGACGTTGGCTGACGTAATTCCAACGTTGAAGCCGTTTAATCCGCTGGGTATCATAAAAGAAAATCTCTCCCCGCCTTCGGAAAAAGACGCCGAACATCTAAAGGCTTTAATTGACAAAACCTTAGAGGAAATTCAATGTATCATAAACCTCTGCATCACGGGGCATGCGGTATGCGAACTTCACAGAGAAGAACTGAAAGACATTGTTGGAGAGAGGCTAGACAACATTAGAAATGAAATTATTCAACCAAGGGTTGAGATTCAATCCAAATACGCCGAGACGTTTCAAAAATTCCTGATGCACGTTCTTCAAAGCGTCCATTTAAAAACGGAAATGCAGTGCGCCGTGATGACCGACCCAAAAGAGGTTCTTTTGAAAATGAATGATTGGTATTCGTTTGTTGGAGATATCTGCGAAATCTGCCTCCAAAGCCTACAGAGAGCAAAGGATAAAATATATGCAGGAAAAGGTTGAGTGGATTATTTGCCCTGTCTGTGGGAAAAAGCTCTTAAAGTATAAGGGCGGGGCCGGAGACGCTAAATATGAAGTAAAATGCTCCGGGAAAAACTGCGGAAGTCTAATTATAATATATAGTGCTGGTCAGACGCTGAACCAAAAAGAAAAATCAGATAACGAACGTGAGCGAATGATGATAAACCGCGATAATAAAAAAGACAGTGACATGGATACAAAAAATTCCGAGAAATATTTTGACCCGACATCGTTTTCGGCAATAACAGGAAAACATATTATTAATAAAAGTTTTTAAGACATTGAGCCTTGAGCCGTCTGACCTTTAGGGGTTGGGCGGCTCTTTTTTATTGGAGAATTATGGACAACTCACAAAAAACTCTCTTAATTGAATATGCCTATAAGGAATGGGGAGACGACGCAGAGATTGTCTTGACTTCGTTTCCGCTGACCGGGCCGGGTGGACTGAGAAGGCTTTTGGGGGAGAAGTACCCGGAATATTTTTGCAAAGCTTATATGCCAGATCAGTTTGAGAGGGAATTTGGGAATTACGCAATAGAGTGGATGCACGATTGCAAGGCTATTTTAGAGGCTGCGCAGCCGACAAAAGAAATAAGGATAGGGCCGAGAGGACACGCCAAATCAACGATATGGACGGTCGGAATGTCGGTATGGGCTGTTTGCTATCAAAAAAGAAAATATATCCTTTTTATTTCAGCAAACGAGGATACGAGCAGCAACTTTTTAAGCAAAGACAGAAAAGCATTGGAAAGTCAAGCGATCACAGAAGACTTTGGCGTTTTAAACGGCAAAGTGTGGAATAAAACAGAACTTGAAACGACCACAGGCATAACTTTAGAATGCGCTGGCTGGACATCTGGAATAAGAGGAAAAAACAAAGACTGCCGACCCGATTGGGTGCTGTTTGATGATTTGGAGGACAAACTTGTCATGTCCGCCCCAAGCTTAAGAGCAAAATTAGAAAAAGCGTTCGAAGACGAAATGCTCAAACTTGGAGATTTTGACACTATTTACATATATGTTGGTACATTACTTGCGGTTGATTCGTTGCTGGCAAAAACAATAAAGAAGGCAACGTGGAAATATAAAATATATAAAAAGGTCATTTCTTTTCCTGATGAAAGCGGAGAAAAATTATGGGAAGAATGGCGTAAAATATTCAGGGATTTATTTAACGATAACCGAATGGATGACGCCTACAATTTTTACCTCGAGCACAAGGAAGATATGCTGCGTGGCGTAAAACTGCTGTGGCCTGGTAAATATCCGGAAGAAAAAATGATACATAAGGGCGCTTACTATGCAACGATGGTTGAAAGAGAAGAATCGGAAGATTCTTTCTGGCAAGAAGACCAGAACGAGCCTAGAAATACCAGCGACTTAAAGTTTAACAATATTCAGTATTGGAAAGAATGGCCGGAAAAAATAAAAGCCTTGAAACTTTCAATTGACCCGTCGGAAGGGAAACACGACTTTTCAGCTTACTCATGTGGCGGAGAAATGAACGGCGGATATTTTATTAAAGAGGGCAAAATAGCGCGACACGACCCATATCAGATAATGGGTGAAGTCGTTCGATTCATAAAAGAATATCCGGAGATAGATGAAGTGGTACTAGAAAGCAATCTTTTTAAAGACTTACTAAAATTAGAGTTAATAAAAAAGCTTTGCGAAAATGATTGTTACAGAACGGTCACGCATAAACACGCAAGCGATAATAAACACATAAGGATCATGAAAGTTGAGCCTGATATAAATGGTCAAAAGGTATTCTTTAATGAATACAATACAGATTACAACAAACAAGTAAGAGATTACCATCAAAGCGCAGACTACGACGATGCACCGGATAGTTTGCAGTTGTTGATTTCAAATTTAAAAAAACCTAATTATTATATGGCATAGGTGGGTGAGAAGATGGCTAATAAAAGTTCCCTGGCGGATAGGTTCAGCGCGGCAAAGGCGGCGTTTGCCGGACGGCCCAACGAATCGTTAATAAGAATGGCTACCCAGTTTATGCCGGTTTACGGAGAGCCTCCACGCCGCAGCACGAATGATTGGATTGATTTATATAACAAGTCACCGAGAATGAACCCAGTGCACCAGATAGCGTCGGACGTGGCGACGTCGAGTTACGGAATATATAACAAAAAAGAATTTAGAAGTAAAGCAAAAATAGATGGCAGATTGCCAGATAATGAAATAGAAGTGCTTCTAAAAAAGCCGTGCTCTAACCAATCGATCACAGAATACTCATTATTTTATATAACTCAAGTTTATTTATTGCTTCCAAGCGGAGAAGCCTTCTGGATAAAAGAAAGAAACGCAATAGGAAAAGTAACAGAATTGTGGCCAGTACCCCCGGGATGGGTTTCCGAAATACCGAGCCGCATAAACGACTATTTTACAATATATCCACAGGGAAATATGAGCGGCACGCCAATAAGGGTGCCGCCGTTTGATATGGTATATTTTAAAAAGCCGGATGTAACAAACCCGTATCTGAGAGGAATAGGACGTGCGAATGGCATCGGCGACGAGATAGAAACCGATGAATATATGGCAAAGTATCAGAAAAGGTTTTTCTTTAACGATGCCGTACCTACCGCGGTTGGCATGATGCCGGGAGCAGACACAACTGCAGTAGACCGTCAAAAAGAAAAGTGGCAGCAGGAACACGGCGGATATAACAATTCTGGAAAAATGGCGTGGCTTAACTGGGACGCCAAAATTACCATATTAAAGCAGACAGAAAAAGATATGGATTTTATAGAATCCAGAAAATATCTTAGGGATACTTCAAATCAACATTTTTCGATCCCTCCGGAGCTATTTGGAATTCTCGAGAATTCGAACCGCTCAACCATAGATGCAGCCTATTATTTGTACACAAAAAACGTCCTGCGTAAAGAGTTAAAATTCATAGATGACACTCTAAACATACAGTTAGTTCCGGAATTCGGAAAAGATTTTATTTTGCAGCACGACAACGTTGTCCCTGAAGATGACGAATTCAAACTCAAGAAAGCGTCTGAAGGATTAAAAAACGGCGGTATTTTAGTAGATGAGTGGCGGCAGGCCAATGGGTGGGAGGCTCTTCCAAACGGAATCGGGCAGATTCTTTATACCCCGCTCAATATGATGCCTACGAAATTAAATGGCGATGTTATTGTGCAGCCAACTACAACAGCACCGCCGGGTGCAGCACCGCCAGAAACCCAAACGTTGCCTGCAGAACCGCCGAAATCGATGAAAAAATCATTTACCATCGAGCAAAAAGAGCGCATGTGGCTGATTCTCGATAAAGCAGCAACAAAAAACGAGCAAGCTTTTATTTCGAACCTAAAACGATATTTTCAGAGCGAACAAGACCGGATTATAAATTCTCTGGAAAAATCCGTCAAGGCAATCGACCCGTTATTGGATTGGGATAAAGAAAACGAAACCCTATTCAAGCTTCTTACCTCCTTGTGGCTTGCTTCTTTGAAAGACGGATTCGAGACAGCGAACGAAACCTTTGGATTCGGAGTGTCCTTCGATGTTGTAAATCCAACATTCATTGATTGGATCAGCGAGTACGGAGCCGAGCAGGTCAAAGGAATAAACGATACCACAAAAGAGGCATTGAGAAAAACCTTAGCTGAAGGAATTGACGCAGGCGAATCGATACCAAAATTAAAAGACAGGGTTTTAGGGATTATGGGAACTGCCAAAACTTCAAGGGCTGAGATGATTGCGATTACGGAAACTCATAATACAACTGGCGTAGCCACACAAGCCACATACGAAGCTGCAGGGGTAAAACAGAAGGAATGGCTTACATCGATCGACGGAAGAGAGCGCGAGAGCCACGCAATATTGAACGGGGAAGTCGTAGATATTGACAAAGAATTTAGCAACGGACTGATGCACCCCGGCGATCCGTCAGGGCCACCGGAAGAAGTTGTTCGCTGCAGATGCGTCGAACTGCCCGTATTATAGGAGGAACTATGGATATTAACATGGAAAAGCATAAATCACATCAGCGTGAAGCCTTAAAGGCAATGAACGAATTCCGCAAAGCTTTGAATAGACACTTTGAAGTCGTTGACGCGAACGCTAGACGATTAATTGATACGAGGTGGGGTGAAGAGAATGGATAAAATTTTAAAGACTCTATATTTCGACATAAAACAAGTCGGCGAAGAAGATGAAAGAACACTTAGATTCGTCGGCTCAGATGAAACGCCGGATCGCGACAACGACATTATTGAGGTGAACGGTTGGGCGCTTGACCAATATATGAAGAACCCCGTTTTTCTGTGGGCGCACGAGCACGACAGCCTTCCGGTCGGAAAGTCGGTCAATGTGATGGTCGATACGATGTCAAAAAAGCTTCTGTTCGACGTAAAATTTCCAACTGCCGAGGAATACCCGTTCGCAGACACAATCTATAAGCTCTATAAAGGAGGGTATCTGAACGCCACTTCTGTAGGCTTTCACGGCAAGAAATATGAAACCAGAAACGACGAATCCGTTTTAAATCTTCCCGAATGGCAGAGGGGACGGAGATATAAGGAGCAAGAGCTCTTAGAACTTTCGGCGGTTCCAGTACCGTGCAATCCTAATGCATTGGTTTCGATTCGAAGCAAAGGGTTCGGGGATGATATCTCAAAGATTTTCACCGAGGAAGATCAGAAATCCGGCGCGACAATCTCAGCGGCGAACCGTGCCTATCTCAAATCCATACACGACAGCATGGACGAATGTGAAATTATCGTCAAAGGATGTCGAGAGCGATTAAAACAGTTCATGGACGAAAACTCTCCCGAAATGCCGCCCGGAGAACCGATGGTGACGCGGGTGGCAGATATAGAAGAAATAAAATCAGCACTTGCGGAAATTAAGCAGGTGCTTTCTTTATGCCAAAAATCAGAACCATTCAAAGTCGATTTCGAAATCGATGGGAAAAAGCTTGCTAAAGGAGTTTTCGAGGGCGTTTCAAAAGAAATCGACCTTGATGCTATAGAGTACGTGAAATCATCGGAGCCGCCCGATGAACCAGGAATGGACGTACTTAGGAAATTACTCGCAGAAAAATTTAACACTTATCATAAGGAGGAATCTTAAATGACACTAGAAGAAATGAAAACCGTTATTGACGAGCAGACAGCACCTTTGCTGAAAAAGCTTGACGAAGCGGAAACCAAGCAGAAGGAAACCGAAGCAAAACAGGCTCAGTACGAAGAGACGCAGCGCAAATACGCTGATATCTTTACGCAAAAATCAACGACTCCGGAGGTCAAAAACGAACCCGGCATTACCACGGCCAGACTTGTGAAGTGCATGGCGCTTGCCAAGTATGACCCCGAAAAGGCCCTTTACCTTGCGGAAAAAGGCAACACCAGCGGGAAGTCCGGCATGTACCCGGAAGATGCAGAGGTCAAGAGCATCCTAAAACAACTGACGGCGACAACGCCGTCTGAGGGTGGGTTCCTTTTGTCAGAACAGTACGCAACCGACATTATTCCGTTGCTGACATCAAAGACGGCCATCGCCGAACTTGGAGCGCGGAGAGTGCCGATGCCGAAAGGCAACATTAATCTTCCAAAGTTAACCGGAGGCGCTACATCTTATTATCAGGGTGAAGCTGCGGACGCGACAAAATCACAGCAGACGTTTGGGAACATCAAGCTGTCCAGCAAAAAGCTTGTTACCCTCGTTCCGATTTCCAATGATCTTATCAGGGATGCTTCAATAGCGGCCGACCGTATCGTAAGGGATGATATGTTAAACCAGATGAGGCTGAAATTCGATTACACAGGCATGTACGGAACCGGCACGGCGTTCACTCCGCTCGGAATTAAAAAGTCCGTCGCTACGGCTAACATTTCCGTAGCAACCGGAACCGCGACTCTGTCTGCGGACCTCGCGGGAACAATGATCGGTGCTCTCATGACCGACAACACACCGATGCTTAGTGTTGGATGGATTTTTAACGCACGAATCTGGTCTGCGTTCTACAACCTGAAACTCACAGCAAGCGGGACATACATCTACCGCGACGAAATGAACAGGGGATTCCTGAATGGCTATCCGTTCCGCGTAAGCACACAGATCACCACGGCGAACGCGACAGCCGGAACAACGTATTCAGATATCTTCCTTGGAGATTTCTCCGAGTTCCTGTGGGGCGATGAAATGTCGTTTGAATTCTCGTCTTCCAGCGAGGCATCATACTACGACGGGTCTTCGCTTCAGTCGGCGTTTTCTCAGGATTTAACTATCCTGAAAGTCATTTCCAAGCACGACTTCGCCCTCAGGCACGACACGTCATTCCTTGTCTATCAGTATCCATACGCTTAAACCCAGCGAATAAAAGGAGGTATTAACATGAGACGTAAACTCATCGAACAAGTCATCTATAAAGGCGCTTTGATCACAACGGTTTCGGCGGGGAGAACGACCGCGCTGAACACTACATCAATCGACCGTGAAGGGTACTTATCTGCTTACGTAATCGGGCAGGCAAAGGGCGGAACGGGAGCAGACACGCAGGAATTCACTTTCTATGTGTACGACTCTTCCGACAATTCAACCTTTGCGATCTACGACAGTGCGAACGCGACGAGCACGGTTGCACCATCCCTTACCACAGCCACAGCTACAGGCTTTGCGGTAGACCTCGAGGGGGCTAACCGTTATTTGCAGATTTACGCGACAATCACGGGCGCAACCACGATCACCGCGACGATTTCAGTTGCGTGTATTCTCGGTGACGGCGTGACAGAACCATGCGTATAAAAGACAAAATGGTGAAACCGGGCAGCAAAAAGCCGTCCGGAAAAGTAATAAAGAAGGGGAGTTAATCTCCCCTTCCCTTTAAAGGGGGAGTTCACTTGCTGATTGATCAGGCATTAACAACAGTAAAAGACGCGCG